GAATAAATTGTATATATCCGTAATTCTGTCATGGTCTGATTTCAAATACACATTGCTTACTTCTACAATATAAAGTATTAAATTATGCTTTTTATCGTCGGTTTCATCCAGTATATACTGTGCCATTCGCTTTGAATCCTTCCAACACCCAATCGACGTTTTATTTGGTAGTTTTTTAACAAAATAGTCAAAAAGCATGATCGCCATCATTGCGTTCACCTCATACAATGTCAATAACATCATATAGGATAAATCACGCTCGCCCTTCCCAAAATGTATATCTCTTGTGTATAATACTAATTTGCAAACAACTATAATTTCATTTACATACGTGGATGGAGAGGCAAACAATTGTTTCAATAATTTTTTCCACTTGTATTTGAGGTTTAATAAATGGTCTGTTCTTACCAATTGGAAATTAAGCTGTACTATATATCGATATATGTCTGTGCGTGTTAAATCATCTGTCATAGTGTGATCTAGAATCCACTCTTCTTCTATATGTCCCTTTTTTCCATAGTTATCCATAATAATAATATTTCTGTCCTAAATTTAAGTTGTTTTTATTCATCTTAACGACTAAGTGAAATTTATTAGTAGGTTTGCTTTCTGGTTTTTTTTCTGGTAAAATGGAGTTTTTTTTTAGTCCGCCTTTTATTTGTATGTTTGTATTGCTTAAAAAATATGTATAATGAATTGATAGGATGTAATATTTCTACACTGTTTTTCCAGTGTATATCATCCGTTTTACTTACTTGAGACAAGTAATTGTATGACATGGAATGGTCTATGTATTTTTGTATTCGCTTGGAATCTATATCTATATTATACTTTATTATATCCACGCATTTGTATTTCTTTTTATGAAAATGCGAATATTTACTTATGTAGTAAATAAGTTTTGACTTAGGCAACACACTGTCTTTCAACGACGTGGTTGATGTTTTTATGTGAACGATATGATTATTCTCGTCGAGATAAGTTATATATAAATTCACATAATTTGGAGTGGACGTATAAAATTTATTGAATACTGCCTCGTCCTCATTTATTTCATTTATCCATGAATCATCCAAATTTTCAAAGTTTATATCATCCATATAAAAAATGGTATTATTTATTATTCTATATTTTTACTAATCGGTGGGTTCGACGTTTATCTCTCCCTCGACTTCTTCTTCTTCGCTTTCTTCAATAACTTCATATTTATATTGATCTATAATTGATGAATCGAGTAATGTGTTGTCTTCCTCCGTTAGGTCATATTTTTTTGAGTTTTTCATAATTTTTAAGTGTTTTTTTGTGTCCGTTTCTTCTTCATACATATTAACATGCTTCTTCTTTTTCTTTTTTTTCTTGTTTTGTTTTGGTTTACATTTAATATCATCGATTCCCATCTGCAACGAACCAATATTTTTAAATTTACTTTCAATAGGTTCGTCGCTGTTATTTGCGTTGCGCCGGGGATTTCTTCTTGTAAATGAATTGTGTCGGTCGTTTCGGTCATTGTCACGACTCCATCTATTATTTGTTTTTAAATGAAGTGGTGCTGAATTATTGGATGAATTAAACCTACCTCTGTTGGATGAGTTAAATCTGTCGCCACCGGATGAATTAAACCTGCTATTTGTTCTAAATTTATTATTCGATGAATCCCTATTAAAAGAACCTCTGTTGTTAAAAGATGACCTGCTACCTTCGCGATTAAAAGAATTGGTAGTACGGGTTCGTGTAAAACGATTATTGGATATATCTTGAAAACGACTCATTATTTTATTTATTTGGTATTAATAATATTGTAAATTAATTAATTAAATGAAATCAATTTAAATAAATCACGATAATATTATATGTCTCTTAACAGCTAACCTAGGATAAACTTTGTCGTATAATAATCTTTATTAAAAATTTACATAGTAAATTTTCTTATTATAATAACAAATACAAGAGACTGCATTTTATAAATTGATTTATAAATATGGATAGTTGAAAATCCATATATCCATGTTTAATAATAATACACTTTGTATTCCAAGAGTTTGTAAAAACATCAAAAAAAAACAAATCTTTGATGTATTTAATATCTATAATTTTGGAAAAATAAAAAAAATAGACATCATTGAAAATAAGGGGAAAAATAGTAATATCGTTCACGTTCATTACAGTTACTGGCATAATAACACATATGTCAACAATATAAAACAAAAATTAATGAGTAATCTAAATATAAAAATATTCTACGACAAACCATGGTTCTGGATAATTTATCTCCATAAAGGCAATACACAACATACCAAAACGACACGTTAGCATCATACATTTAAACAAAAATAATCCATAAGGATTGTTTTTTTTGTTTTTGTTTTTTGTTTTTGTTTTTTGTTTTTGTTTTTTGTTTTTGTTTTTTTTATATGTTCGGAGTAATGTAAAGTGAGATTGAGGTGTTATTAGTGAGATGGAGAAGGGGATGAGGCTGAAATACGTGCCTGAATAGGGTCGTTTAGATCTAGCATAACCGTATTAACTCGCAACACATTTGTTGATGGACGAGGTGATAAGTCAAGCGTTTCGCGTCTTTTAACACGAGGAACCATTTGTGCCTCCGCATTTAGTTCTGGCTTCGCGGAATTCGAAATCCACACTTTCCAATATCCGGTATGGGAATATGGAACAATCCATGGAATGGACACCTTCATGTTAAGCAATACATCAATACTATCTTGATGTCGCATGTTCCAGCGACCAGGAGCAAAATGAACGTACACCCTATTGTGTTTTTCATCTTTTGAAACAATATCAATGCGCTCAATATGCCCTACTTTTTGCGCCCTGAAAACGGCAAATACCCTTTTCTTAGTGATATGTTTAAATACAAATGGAATACAAAGTGTAATTCCATCTTTATCTGAAGAGTTCCGGACGAAATGCTCCGATACGTTTAGCTTCTTTTCATATACTTGTTCGATGTTAAAATTCATGATATAATAGTATTAGTAATATTTGTTTAAAGTTGTTGTTTTAGGTTTGTTTTTTATAATTAAATATCTAGTACAAAAATTTTGGCAATTTATAATATTATTTTCTAATATTAAATTATTTTCTAATATTAAATTATTTTCTAATATTAAATTATAATGTCTTTACACGTTTTAAAAAGAAAAATGTTAAACAAAGAACGCCACAGAGCAATGAACTCATCTGGTGGGGGATATAATATTGCTGTCACGAATACGGGTGTAAACAAGAGCAAATGTGCCGGTGCCCATAATAAAACACCAATTATTCAGCAATCTTACCATAATTTGTATAGAACGAGAATAAAACATTATGTTGAGCCAAAAACAACTTGGAAAAAAATGCCTGAATCCGAAAGCAAAACACACATCGAAAACAAAGCATCCAAAGAGATTCTGCTCGCCGAATCATGTGCTTCTGAAGGCGATAATAAATTTCTCAGTTCAGCAGACCAAACCGCCCGTGTTAAAGCATTGCGTGTTTGCAAAGATCAGGAGTATGAATTAGAAATTACTGGTGGAAGTGCGTCTAAATCAGTATGTCCTTGATGATTTAATTTCAAATTCTGTATTTTATAGTCTCTTACCATGCTGGAACTTTTTTTACTAAATACAATATAGTCCTTTATGCCGTGCGAAATCCTTTTATTGCATGAATTACATAAATGAATCCAAAATTCACAATTTTTATTTAAAAAAAAAGAGCGCGTGAATAATATAGTATTCGCTGTGTAAAGCCCGCAATTCACACATGAATGAAACCATCCTTCGTCTGGCATTGCCGACTTTTCGTATAAATCTATTTTTTCAAATACATCATTATTAAATGATGTAATTGGGATACACTTGTTATGACTATACCTTTTTCTCATTTACATATTGGGGACCAAATAATTCAAGCCATACTACGAATTACTGTTATACTAGGAAGAAGCATATATTTGGGTCCATGACCTGGCCGTATTGTCGTATTTTTCTCTTTCATTTACATACTCATTTGCAATATCGACTACTAAAGGGTCGTCTGGATTGGGATCGGTCAATAAAGAGCATATAGACAGCAATACTTTGGAAATAGTCAAAGCAGGACTCCAGTTGTCTTTGAATATGTCAAGGCATATAAATCCACCACTGTTGATATTAGGATGATATATTTTTGTTAAAAATCTCACTTTTGGAGATTTGAAAGGGTAGTTTTTTGGAAATTGAATCTCAAGGTGAAAAATTCCACCTTCATATACAGTCTCTGTTGGTCCTATAATAGTTCCCTCCCAATTGTATATATCATCTTCGATTGGACCAGCGCTACAATTGTCGGGCGGATCTTTCATAAATAGTTGTAGTTCTTTTTGAATACGTTGAGCGGATGACATTTCTTGTTAATAATATTGTGTATTTATGTTTAGATTGTTTTAACAATTATTAAAAAAATAAGGCAACCCTTCTTTGTTTTATTTTTTCTTTGTTTTTCCTTTTTTATTTTTTCTTTGTTTTTCCTTTTTTATTTTTTTACGTAATTGGTAATTAGTCTGAGTCTGAGTCTGAGTCACTGTCAAGACAATCCGCCCAGTTAGTGATTTTTGGTTTATATGAATTTAGCATTTCATACGCTTGCTCTAGATCACATTTAAGGACGCATGAATTCTCATTTAATGGAATTATTGCGTCTTCTTCGTCACTTGTGGCGCAGTCCGATTGTTTCTCAAATAATCTGTCTTCCTTAACAGCATCGTTAATGCCCTTAGACCATGCGCCTTGTGGTAGAGGCTTTGAAATAGCAGCATTGGTTAACAATGGCAATGGGAAGTCCTCTTCATCATGACAGTCGTCTAGAGCAAAGAACTTATTGTTATTTGTCTTTTTTGACACTGGTTTTGTTGAAACGGCAGGTCGATATTGTTTTTTCAAAACCGGTCCCCTCGTCCTGTTGTGCCTTCTCTTATTATTTTTCTGTTTTAATACAGTGCAATATTTGGTGGTATGCCCTGTCTTACGACAGTAGCCACATACTGTTGCCAGTATAGTAGGGCAAATTACTACGCCGTCCTTTCCTGGACTGGATTTTGGGTAGTGACTGCTGTATACATGATGGGGTTTTCCGGCGCTTTTACAGAATCCACAGAACTTAGATTTGGTGTGACAGCGAGACATATTAGATATTATGGTTAATGATATTGTGTTGGTATTGATTAGTGTTGAATATTGTGTTTGTATGATTATTTATTGTAGTACAAAAATTTTATCAATTTATAAAATAATAATTGAAATCGACGGATTAAAACAAAAATAGGTCTATTTTTCCTAGTTTTTTTGTTTTTTGTTTTTTGTTTTTTGTTTTTTGTTTTTTACATTAATAATGAATCTAATTTATAGATTAATCTTCTTTTTCAAATAAGTATTCTATTTTCTCCTGCTTTGTCCTCTTTATATCCATACAGTATTCGTCCAATGAATATTGTCCTTTAATATCAAATGTAGATACAAAGTAGAATACGTTGACTTTAGAAGCGAGTTGTCCTATTCTAAATATACGTGCTATTGCCTGCTTTTCAACCGCTGGATTCCAGTGAGGAGATACAAAGTATACTTGCCCGTATTGCTGTAGGTTCAGCCCATCTGATCCAGATTTAATCTGGGCCAACAGCACATCATAGCCTTTCGATTCTAAAATACTCGCCTTATTTTTAGAAGTGGTTTTACCATTAACTACTGCTACACTGTATCCCTTTGATTCTAATTTATTTTTAATAAATTTCATTTCAGCGTTATAAGTATAGAATACTAATTTTTTAATATTCTTCTTTTGCGAAACAACAGTTTCTACCAGCTTGGTTAGTTTGCTGGCAGTTATTTTATTGAAATCAGGGATCAAATCATTGCGCTCGTCTGACTCCTTTAGAATACATTTTTCCACCATTTTGGGATGAGAACACACCTGCTTTGCACGTATTAAATAAGTGAGATGACAAGTACCTATTTTGTCTATTACTGGATAGGACAGGCGAGTTTTATTCAGTTTCATACACATGATTCTAGAATGTATGTCTGACATGAGGTCCCTTTCCTCCGCCTCTGGGGTTACCTTCACAATATCAACCTTCAACTTCGGCATTCTAATTTTGACATCTTTTTTGGTGCGAACAAGCATGATACTTTGAATGTATTCTCGCTGGTCTTCTACGTCAGTGTTTTTATCGAGAACGCCTTCTCCTTCTGGAAATTTAAGCAATTTACATAAATTTAAAACATCAGACCATGAGTTCTGAATGGGCGTACCGGTCACCATCCACTTAATTTTGGCGTCCAATTTCAAAGCATTTTTGAAGTTTCTAGTAGTCTTTGTCCTCATGTTGTGGGCCTCGTCGTAAATAACTCGACTCCACCTTACTTCCTTAATGACCGACTTCAACATTCCATAGGTGGTGATGAAAATCTTACTCGATAACTGCTGCTTCTGCTCTTCTATGTCATAGTTCGATGTAAACATCTTAGCGGCGGCCCCATGGAATATAAAGGGTGTTTTCTTAAGCAATAGTTTGATTTTACTCTTCCATTGAGATATCAGAGACTTTGGAACAACAATGAGCGTGTTGGGCTGAGGGTTGAGCTTGATACATGATATCATCATCATCGTTTTCCCCAATCCCATTTCATCGCATAGAAGACCTCCACCATAATCGTCCGACACTTTTTCTCTATTATAACACCATTCAAAACCTTCTACTTGATGCGACTTCACATCATAATTACTGGCGTTTACAAATTCTGTAAATTTGGAAGTGATTGTAGACATAGTTTTTGATAGGGGTATTTGTAGTTAATTATTGTATTGTTTAGTTTTATTAATAATTAATTGTAGTACAAAAAAATTTTCAATTTTAATTCTCATAGGGTTAGGAGGAGGGTTATTGACATATTAAATTGCCGTAAATTAATTATTAATAATATTAATTTAATAATAAAACAGTAATACAATTAATAAAATGAATTCATCCAACCCGGTTATTCGTGCTAAAATGCAAAAAGTATTAGAAAATATCGAACAATTTGATGTGTTTTGTTTCCCGAAATTTAATGATTTCCTGATGAAAAATCAAGGAAGGGACACTGAATATTATATAAACAATATTGAATTCCATACATTTACGAAGGAGTCCTTTGAATATTTGATAAATCAAATCAACACATATAAAAATACATACCACAATATGGGACCGTTTATCAATAAAGACGGGCGATGGTATAGCGATCAAAAACATCCTGAAAATTTGGAGCAATTAATCAACTCACAACAAAATGAGATCAATGATTTGAAAAATTTGCTTAAAAGATTGCATCCAAATATTGATATATCAAAATGTATTGTTTCGAATAGTTAATTCCTTAAGGAATTCGTCCAGCTATAATAAGAGTTGTCTATAATAGACCCCTGAACCCCCGCAATCGGGACATGGCTATTGATTGTTGTTCTATAATTTGTTGAAATCAGAGACTGTGGGTCAGAGACAATGTTTTCCTCGATTTCTTCCACTATTTTTTTTAATTCGACGCACAGTTCTTTTGTTTTTGTAATTTTATTTTCCCGTTCACTCATATTTTTCTTTTACATTATTAAAGAAAAATATGTTAATTGTCGAACCCATCAAATTCCGCAAGCAATACAGGGTCAAACACACCTCCTGGTGGGACGCCATAGGTTTGTATATAGAGTAAATAACGAACATCGATGGATACATCGGCTTCAACTACCGCGCGAATGACTTCTGGTGCCGTCCGCGGCAATAAATTTCCACCCAATTCATCTACCCTTTCTTCCAATCTCTGGATTTCCTCCGATAGAATCCTAAAATCAGTGCGACCTTTTGATGTTATTCTTAATATAGAAATTCCTATACTCGCTAAATAACTTGTATCA